CTTATTGTATTTATTTGTAGAGAGCGTTTAAAATATTGCACGTTACATATACCACCATGTATACCATTATCAGAACCTCCAGTTAATGTATCAAATTCCATATACGGAATTACTCCAGGTTCAGATACACATAGTTGACCATTGATAAAAGTATCTAAAGTTCCACCGGAATAATTTAAAACTATATTATTCCATTTATTCATTTTAAGATCTTTAGTATCATAAATCTTCTTTGTACCATCTTGACCATTTTGCATAGTTATTCTGAGAGTATTTTTTAATCCGTTATATAAGATATTAGGTTTATTACCATAACTAAGTAATGGAGTATATTCACTATAACTAGAATTGGTGTTAGCGCCTTGATAATTTATATATATCCAACAACTAATTGCATAATTATATTTATATGGTGACTCATCATCATCGTCACTCTTTTTATTAGTATCATCTTTTATATCATTTAGATCCAAATACCCACCTAATGTGGTCTGATTATTAAGATATACTGGGTTATTAAGCAATAGTTTACCTTTAGGTCTAAATAGGAAATCATAAATTTTATCTTTATATCCGGATATAAGCAGTAATGATATTGCAATACCTAACATAATTACATCGGTGCGCGTTGTGATTTTATATTGATATTTAATATATTCAACTATATCTAGAAATATGCAAGGGATATAAAATAATATATTAGTTAATAATCCTTTCCAAGAATTATCATTAGTAAACATAGCATTATTTTTGGAATAAAAATAAACGAGTCCCAAAATTACTACAATAATTGCAAAATTAAGTGAAACCATTATACCATTCATGAGAGTAGGAATACTACCTAATAACCAGAAACACAATAATATTATACCTAATGTAACACCAAAAAATGTTATTAGACCCAATGATTTTTTTATAATACTAAACCATGACGCTTCCTCTGGTGGAGTACTTATAGCACCATAATTATTATCTTTATTTTTACCCCATAAATATATCATTCCTATTAAAAAAAATCCTAACATAGCTAAAAATATATACAATCCTTGATATAAATCCTTATGTGCGGTTAAATCATTTTTAGAGATATAGAACAATATGATTGCGTAGATAATTGTAGTCAAAACTACAAATGGAGTTTTATGTTTCGCCATCATCATTGTTATACTTGCAGTTGATTTACCTATACTTGTTTTAATTTTGTTAAAAGTTTCGGCCATAATATATACAAATTAGATTATATATATTATAAATTTTCCATAGTTGTTTTCTGTCCATGACAGGATCTACATAATGCTACTAAATTATCTACGTGGTTATCTCCACCTTGATCTAATCTAATTTTATGATCAACTTCAAACCAAGCTGGTAATTGTGTACCACATTTTCCACATTTCCAGTTTTGATTTGATGCTACAAATTTCTTTTTCGTTTCACTTACTGATCTTTTAGTAGAACCTTTACCAGAGTTCATCATACGTTTTTGTGTTGGAGGTAAGTTTTGTACCATACCACCACCTCCAGTCATATCAAATATAGGATTTAACATATCCATAGCATCTCTATCTATAGGCATCATTTTAATAAATTGATTAGCATGTACTGCTAGATCTCTCGTCCTAGTAGGATATTTTTTGATAAATAAATACATAGATAAACCTAAAAATCCCCACATAGCCATAGTATAATATTTTTTATATGACAATAATAATTTAAGATATTTTCCATCATAATAAGTATTATATATAAGAAAACCTGTTATACCAAAAATTAGCAATTCAAATTTCATTAATATATTAACTTATTATTTTTTATAAATTATGTATATTGATATTATAACAATTAATAATATACCTCCGTATATAAGTTTTTCTCTATGTTTAAAGTTTTCGCGGTTAATTTCTTCCTTAGGTTTATATAATGAATAATATTGTTCTAGAAAATCATTATAAGTAACTGTAGGTTTATTAATTTTTTCATTAATTCTATTATGAATAAAATGCATCCACTTTGAAAAAGTGTTGTTATTATCTAAATAAGGTGTAACCGGGTATTTATCAAGTAATTCTGCGAACTCATCGCCAATTTTTGTATCAGGTATAAACAGTGGAAAATTAGATATTAGATCATAATACTTCTTTTTAGTAACATCATTAGGTTTTTTTGGATATCGTAAAGCAATAGTATGTAGTACAAACCAATAGTGTGGACCCCATATTTTTGATAAATATTTCATTATATAAACCATTATTTATTTATTTTGTAATGATAACGCTTTTGTCCTAATATATATCAAAATATACATAAAAACAATATATCAGTTAATATAAGCAAAATGTCAAAAACATATAATTTTTGTAATAACTGTGGTAAAAATGGACACGCTTATCACTTATGTAAATTACCTATAACAAGTATTGGTGTTATAGCTTTTAAACCATCTTCAGACGGAATCAAATATCTTATGATTAGACGAAAGGATTCATTAGGTTATGTTGATTTTATGAGAGGTCGTTATCCACTCTATAATAAAGAATATCTAATGAATATTATTAATGAAATGACAGATATTGAAAAAAATAATTTATTAACTAAACCTTTTAATGAATTATGGAATAATTTATGGGGAGAAGATATTGGTATACAATATAGAGGTGAAGAACGATCATCAAAAGACAAATATATGCAACTTAAAGAAGGTTATATTTTTAATGATAATAAGATAACCACGTTAGAAGATCTTATAAATGAATGCAATGAAAAATGGGATGAACCCGAATGGGGATTTCCAAAAGGTAGAAGGAATTACCAAGAAAAAGATTTAGATGCTGCTATTAGAGAATGGGAAGAAGAAACTGGTTATAAAAGATCCGAAATAAAACTTGTGTCTAATTTATTACCATATGAAGAAATATTTACTGGTTCTAATAATAAATCATACAAACATAAATATTATATAGCTTTATTTACTAATGATATAAATATTGAGAATTCAAATTTCCAAGAGACAGAAGTAAGTGCTTTATCTTGGTCTACATTTAAGGAATGTAATAATTTAATACGTCCATATAATTTAGAAAAAAAAGAAGTTCTCAATAAAGTAAATAAAGTTATACAAGAATATAGATTATATCAATAATATATAAGATATGTCTACTAAAATAAAATCTAAGAAAGGTAAAAAACTTAAGTTAGTACTTGCTAATAAAAAGAAGAGTATTAAAAAAGATATTGTTGATAATGATAGTATAGACAATGATGATATAGATGATATTACTATTAATGATGATATTAAAATAGAAACTCTAGTAGAAATTGATGATAATGATATTTTACGAAAGAATGAAGAGAAAGAAATGGAATTATTAAAGACAGATAAATTTCCCTTTTTATATCCAAATTTAAATGATACTCAGTTTAATATTAAGATTGCAGAGAAAAAAGAGTTTAGTGATAATAAATATGATGGATCTATTAATGATATAGAAAAACACGCCGAAAAAATGTGTAATACGGCGTTTGAACTTTCACCACATCAATTATTTGTACGTAATTTCCTATCATTTAATACTCCATACAATTCGCTATTATTATATCATGGTTTAGGAACAGGTAAAACTTGTTCTGCAATTGGTGTATGTGAAGAAATGAGAGATTACATGAAACAAATGGGATTAGCTCAGCGTATTATTATTGTTGCTTCTCCGAATGTACAAGACAATTTCAGACTACAGTTATTTGATGATAGAAAACTTGAGTTAATTGACGGATTATGGAATATTAGAGCCTGTACAGGCAATAAGTATATCAAAGAAATAAATCCTATGAATATGGAAGGATTAACTAAAGAGCGAGTTGTTAGTCAAGTAAAACGTATAATAAATAGTTATTATCTATTTATGGGATATACAGAGTTTTCTAATTATATTTCTAAAAAATCACGTATCCAAGATAGCTCTCTTGATGAAGATGTTATTAATAAAATTAAAATTAAAAAACTTAAGAAAATATTTAATAATAGACTAATTGTGATAGATGAAGTACAGAATATTCGCATTAGCGATGATAATAAAAAGAAAAAAATAGCGATAAATTTGATGAAACTAGTAAAACATATTGACAACTTGAGATTACTTTTATTATCAGCCACACCAATGTATAATAGTTATAAAGAAATTATATGGCTTATCAATCTTATGAATAGAAATGATAAACGTTCTGAAATTGATATTAAAGACGTTTTTGATAAAAATGGTAATTTTATTATAGATTCTGACGGTAAAGAAGTCGGAAAAGAACTTTTAAAAAGAAAGGCTACTGGTTATGTATCTTTTATACGAGGTGAAAATCCTTATACATTCCCTTACCGTATCTGGCCTTCAATGTTTGATGCCACACATTCTCTCCGTAGTTTAAAAGATTATCCTAAGAGTCAATTAAATGGTAAAACTATAGTTCAGGGTATAGAACATCTAGATTTATATACATCAAATATTGGTGAGTATCAAGAAACTGCATATAATTATATAATTGAATATCTATCTCATCATACAAAATCATCGCGGTCAAGTAAAACTTCGTTAAATAAATTATCTTCTTTTGAAAGCATGGATTCTTTTGGATATACTCTTTTAACCAATCCATTGGAAGCATTAAATATTACATATCCTATTCAATCTCTTGATAATGAGAATTTATCTACATCACCGGATGAATTAACTGGTAGAACGGGATTAAGACGGATTATGGATTTCTATGAATCGGATGATAAATCTGAGAGATATGATTACGGATATAAACCCGATATTCTCTCACAATATGGTAGAATATTTTCTGAAAGTGAGATTGGTAAATATAGTTCAAAAATATCTAATATAGTAAAATCTGTAAAAAATGCTGATGGTATTGTATTGATATACTCACAATATTTAGAGGGTGGGTTAGTACCTGTAGCATTAGCATTAGAAGAAATGGGTTTTACTAAGTATGGTACTAGAAATAATTTATTAAAAAATAATCCTAAGACTAATGTAGGTAAATATATTATGATAACAGGTGAAAAAATGTATTCTCCTGATAATATTCAACATATAAAAGCGATAACTAATGATGATAACACTAAAGGTGAAAAAATCAAGGTTGTATTAATATCAAAAGCAGGTTCAGAAGGGTTAGATTTTAAAAATATTAGACAGGTACATATATTAGAACCATGGTATAATACTAATAGAATTGAACAGATTATTGGTCGTGCGGTTAGAACATGTAGTCATAAGTTATTACCATTTATTGAAAGAAATGTTGAAATATATTTATATGGTACATTATTATCTGATCCAAATACTGAAGCAGCAGATATGTATGTATATAGAATAGCCGAAATTAAATCAGTATTAATAGGTAGAGTATCTAGAATTCTTAAACAAAGTTCTGTTGATTGTATATTAAATCATGGACAAACTAATTTCACAGAAGAAAAGTTTAATAAAGAAGTTAATATTAAATTAGCTAATGGTAAAAGTATCCCATATAAGATAGGAGATAAGCCATATAGTTCTGTATGTGATTATATGGAAAGTTGTTCATATAATTGTGAACCAAATAAACAAATAGATAAAATTAATTTATATAGTTATGATGAAACATTCATATTATTAAATAACGAAAAGATTATTCAGAAGGTTAAAGACCTTTTTAAAGAGAGATATGTCTTCAAAAAAGAGCAATTAATTGTTAATATAAATGTAATCAGAACTTATCCATTGATGCAAATATATTCAGCATTAAATCAAATGATTATTGATAGAAACGAATTTTTAATAGATAAATATGGGAGAAGTGGTAATCTAATAAATATTGGCGAATATTACATGTTTCAACCATCAGAAATAAAATCACATAGCATATCTACATTTGATAGAAATAAACCTATTGATTTCAAAAAAGATAAACTTATTATAAATGTTGATAGAAATGATAAGAGTCCTCCTATTAAAACTAAACGTATTGTAGATGATATGTCAGATATTAGAGTTGATAAAATGTCTACATCAGATGTTCTTGATAATATGAAAATCAATTATGATATAGCATTAGACCCTCAAGATATAACACGAGGTGAATCCGATTGGTATAAATTTTGCGCTCATGTAATAGAACAGTTAAATAATGACGGTGTTGATATTAATATTCTAAAACATTTCTTGATTGCACATCAAGTAGATACGCTTATGTATCAAGATAAATTATCACTACTTAAT